GAGATTGATTATAAGGAAGATTTCGCAGGATCGCATATCGAGATTATAAATCCGAATGCTACTGGAAGTTGTGGATGTGGAGAATCAGTTGGATTCTAACAGTCTCGTTATCATCCCTGGAACACCCTGTAATCTACTCTTCAGTTTCTTAAAAAGCAAGCATTAAATGAAAAAAAATAATAGTTGCCTTTTAAGAATGTTTTATATAGAATTATGTTTTGATAGGAGGACTACATGGCAGTCTCAAAAAAGAAGCCCCAACATTATGTTGATAATAAACAGTTTCTACAAGCACTAAAAGATTATAAAGATGCTTGTGCTAAGGCGAGCAAAAAGAAACAAGATAAACCTAGAATCCCAGAGTATATTGGTGAATGCTTATTGAAGATTGGTACACACCTTTCTTACAAACCTAACTTCATCAACTATACCTATCGGGATGATATGATACTGGATGGTGTTGAAAACTGTATTCAATACATACATAACTTCGACCCTGATAAATCTGGTAATCCATTTTCATACTTTACGCAAATTATTTTCTATGCTTTTTTACGAAGAATTAAAAAAGAAAAGAAACAAACTTATGTGAAGCAGAAACTAATTGCTGAGATGGATGTTGATGCGTTCATGGAAGCAGGTGAAGATAGCGAAGGTACTAACCAATATATTGAGTATATGAAAAAGAACCAAGTCCTTGACCCTTACTTTGAAGCCAAAGAGAAAAAGAAGAAAGAAAAAAAGTCCACACCCATCTCTGATGCGTTGGACGATGTAAATGAGTAAAGTTGCTATTATAACCGATCTACATTTCGGTGCTAGAGGAGATGCTATCACTTTTGTAGATTATATGGATAAATTCTATACAAATACTTTTTTCCCTGCTTTGAAGGAAAGAGGTATCAAAAATATATTAAATCTTGGTGATACATTCGATCGCCGAAAATACATCAATTACCATTCATTAAAAAGATCTAGGCAGTTCTTCTTTGACCCTATTAAAGATGCTGGTATGCACATGTGGATGTTGGCTGGTAATCACGATACTTATTATAAGAACACCAACGATACTAATTCTATCGACTTACTATTAAATGATTATAAAAATATTACTACTATACCTGAAGCGATGGATATAACAGTTGATGGTCGTGATATTTTTATGCTACCATGGATCTGTACTGACAATTATCAATCAAGTATGGAAGCATTAGAGGATAGTAAAGCAGAAATATGTATGGGTCATTTAGAGATAGCTGGTTTTGTAATGCATCGTGGGGTTAAATCTCATGGTGGTTTAAACGCAGAAAGGTTTAGAAAATTTGGTTTGGTTTATTCGGGTCATTACCATCATAGGAACAACGATGGGCATATATATTATCTTGGGAATCCTTATGAATTAACTTGGTCTGATTATAAAGACCCAAGAGGATTTCATATCTGGGATACTGAAACTATGGAACTTGAGTTTATTGAGAATCCATATACTATGTTTGAAAGAGTAGAGTACGATGATGTGACCAATAATTATGATGACTTTGATGCTAGTATTATGGCTGATAAGTATGTCAAAGTGATTGTAGCTAACAAGTCAGACTTTAATAAGTTTGATACATTTATGAAAGGGATTTATAAAGCTGGTCCACACGATGTTAAAATTATCGAGGACTTCGCTGAGTTTAAAGATGGCGAGATTGATGAAGAGATAAACTTAGAAGATACCATGAATATATTGAATAGTTATGTTGATAGTGTAGAAACAAATTTAGATAAGGAAAAAGTAAAAGGATTCCTTAAAGGATTATATGCTGAAGCACAACAAACTGAAAGTGAAACTGCTGAATGATTACTTTTGAAAAACTTAAATGGCGAAACCTATTAAGCACAGGAAACGCATGGACTGAAGTAGATCTTAATCGTTCTACTACTACATTAATTGTAGGTAAAAATGGTGAGGGTAAATCTACTATCCTTGACGCACTCATGTTCTCTCTGTTCGGGAGACCTTTTCGTAAAGTAAAAAAAGACCAACTCGTAAATAGTATTAATGGTAAGAATCTCGAAGTAGAGATTGAGTTTATGATTCGTAATAAACATTATAAGATATTACGAGGTGCTAAACCGAACAAAGTAGAATTATATGTAGATGGTTTAAAACTAGATTCCTTCGCCAGCAATGCTGATACGCAGACTTATATACAAACTCAAATAATAGGTTTTGATTGGCGAACTTTTAATAAGCTGGTCATTCTAGGATCTGCTAGTTATGCACCATTTATGCAGTTAAACTTATGGCACAGGCGACAAGTTATTGAGGACATCTTAGATATCGGTATATTTAGAACTATGAATGAGTTGCTTACTGATAGAGCAAAACTTACTAAAGAACAACTCATGAAAGTTGATAATGATATTACTGTCGCTAAACAACAAGTAGATTCTCAGAAAGAATTACTCGAACAATTAAGCAGTGTAAAAGAAGAAGCTGTAGAAAAGATAAATGAAAAGATTCGTAATAATGAAGAGTCTATAACCAATATTACTAATTCTATCGAACAACTAATGAAAGATGTTGATTACTTAAATACTCAGATATCTGATGGCGACCAAGTTAATAAAGATCTAGAAGAAGCTAAGAAACTATTGGCTGGTTATGATAATAAGAAGTCAGGCATTACTAATGATATTGCTTTCTTTGAAGATAATGAAGTATGCCCACAATGTGAGCAAGGTATAGAACACGACCATAAGAATAACATCTTAACTAAATTAAACGACAAGCTGGGCAAAGCAAGTAATCATTTATCTTCCCTAAGTCAAGCACTTGAAAAGCTAAATAAAAGATATGAGGAGATTGCTACTATAAACCAGACCATAATGAGCAAGAACTCAGAGGTATCTGCTCTCAATCAATCACTCAGTTTGTTGGGTAAAACAAACAAGGATTTAGTAGAAGAACAATCGACTTTAAATATTGATGATGAAAATGTGGTAACACAGAAAGCGAAACTTAAAGAACTAGCACAATCTGCTGTAAAAGCAGTCGAGGAAAAAACGCAAGTTGAAGAACAAAAACAAATTGAAGATGTATCTAAAACACTTCTCGCTGAGTCTGGCATTAAAACTGAGATTATTCGCCAGTATCTTCCTATCATTAACAAACTTATCAACAAATATCTACAAGCAATGGACTTCTTCGTTCACTTTGAACTGGATGAAACATTCAATGAAACTATTCGCTCAAGATATAGGGACGAGTTTACATATGATAGTTTTTCTGAGGGCGAAAAGTTGAGGATAGATCTAGCAATATTATTTACTTGGAGACAAATAGCCAAGATGAAGAATTCAGTAAATACAAATCTATTACTACTAGATGAAATTTTTGATAGTAGTATGGATGCGAGTGGTACTGACTTGTTCCTACAAGTACTAAATGAAATCGGCGAGGGAACAAATGTTTTCGTTATATCTCATAAAGGGGATCAACTTTTTGACAAGTTTAGAAGTGTAATTAAATTTGTTAAGAAGAATGATTTTTCATCAATCGAACAAGGAGTATAATACATGAACGCACAAGCACATCTAATGGAACAATATAATAGAGTTAATTACGAACATAATGAAATACATGAAGAAGTTGAAAAGCATCGATTTGACTCTGAAAAACTCAAACAACTAAAACTTACCAAACTAAAACTAAAAGATAAACTTACTAATCTGGAGAAAAAACTAGGAATCTCATAATGAATGTACTTGATGATGCAAAAGGTGAATTAATACCATACAACGATCCATTACTAACTTCCCCACAAGACGAGTGGAACTTTGATGAAAATCCACAAGAGGAAGCAGCAAAACTTGGATTGTTATTAATTGAGACTTCTAGAAAATTACAGGGTGCAGGATTATCAGCCAATCAAATAGGATTACCATATAAAGTATTCGCATTGACTGCTGAGGAACAAATGGACTTACCAGCTATGGCTATATTCAACCCTGAGATATTAGAATCTTCAGAAGAAGTTAGTATAATGACTGAGGGATGTTTATCTAGACCCAACCTTTGGCTCATGGTTTCTCGACCTAGACTTATCAAAGTGAAATACCAAACATTTAAAGGCGAAGAAATCAGGACTACATTATCTGGTTATGTCTCTCGTGTGTTCCAACATGAGTATGACCATATGCTAGGAATAGATTTCACGCAAAGAGTATCTAAGATGAAACTCGATAGAGCCATTAAAAAGATGAAAAAAGACGCAAAAAGTGGTCGTACAACCCAAGTAATTAGAGGTAATTTCAACCAATAGTTATAAGTACTTGATTTTATATAATAAAATAATCTAAAAAAAGAGACGATTTTACTTTACTTTTGGGTCAAACGAGAGTAGAATGACTGTATAAATTAAATTATTTGAGAGGTAAAATGAATAATTCTAAAGATATACTTGCTAAATTACTCAGTACTGAAGATGTACAAGTAGTTCGTGCTTCAGTTCCTACTGCATCGTTCGATGTAAAAAATCGTGTTCTTACACTTCCAACTTTCGTAAATCTTGAAGAGACTGTTGAAAACTTGATGATTGGTCATGAAGTTGGTCATGCTTTATGGACTGACCCCAATTATGCTACTGAAGAAGTCATGAAGGATAAACTTACTAAAAACTATGCGAATGTTATTGAAGATGTTCGTATTGAAAAGCTAATTCAAGCTGAGTATCCTGGACTTCGTACTGACTTTTTACAAGGTTATAAAAAACTTGCTGATGATGACTTCTTTCAAATTAAAGGTAAAGATGTAAACTCTCTACACCTAATTGATAAAATTAACCTGTATTTTAAAATTGGTCTTAAGTCTGGTATCAAATTTTCTGATGAAGAATTCAAAATAGTTTCTAGAGTTGATAGCTGTAAAACTTTCCCGCAGGTTATTGAACTTGCTAAAGAGTTGGCTGAGTATGCTCGTAAAAAGAAAAAAGAAGAAGAAGAAGCACTTCAGGAACAAATGGCTCAAGCAGGTGACCTGAATGATGCTGACCTCGACGAAGAATATGAAACTAAAGAAAGCGATGACGATACTGAATACGATGAAAGCGATTCAGAATCTAATAGTGAAGAGGTTGAAACTGAAGAAGGCGATGACGATAATGGTGATAGTTTCTCATCTGGTCTTGAAGGTGGTTCGGGTCAAGCTGACCAAACTCCTGAATATTCTGATACTTCTTTAGAATCTCAAACTCAAGCATCGCTTGATACTAAGATGACTGAACATGCTAAGTATGATGGTAAGATATTTAGAAATGTTCAAATGGAAGAATATCCTATGGGTGTAGATCCTAAAATTTCTTACAAAAAAATTCTTAAGCAGATTAAAACTCCAGGAGCTGATGGTTATAAAAGCGATAACGAATCTGTTCATAGTGAAATTATGAATGATAGTAAAGTTATTAAAGATAATGGTTCGTCTGTATATTTGGATAGTGGTTGGCATGCTGGTGATACAGAAACATTTAAAGACTACTATGGTAGAGAATATCTTGGCGATAAGTCTGGTGCATACTATAAAGAAGACTATGATAATTTTATGAACAATATTAAGTCTGATATTGATTATATGGTAAAAGAGTTTGAGATGAAAAAATCTGCTCAAAGGTATGCTCGTACTGAAACTGCTAAGACTGGTCAGTTAGATGTAAAAAAACTTTACAACTACAAACTGTCTGAAGATTTATTCAAAAGAATTAATGTTGTTTCTGATGATAAAAATCATGGATTCGTTATGTTAGTTGACTGGTCTGGTTCTATGCAAAATATTATGCGTGATACTATGAGACAAGTAATTATTCTTTCAACTTTCTGTCGTAAAGTGAATATTCCTTTCGAAGTATTGGCATTTTCTAATCATGATAATGTACATAACAGATATTCTAATGATAATGAAAATTCTGTAGAGTTAGTATCCCAGGAAGATTACGAAAAAGTGGTTGCTGCAAAATCTGCTAATAATGAAAAACTACATCATATTAGAAGAGAAAATATGTGGTTGTACCAACTACTTACTAATGAGATGAATAATAAAGAGTTTGATGAAATGTGTTTTTACTTACACTCTTTCTTATGGTACTACTCATACAACCTTTCACTTTCAGGTACTCCTTTGACTGAAGCACTTGAAATTATGGTTGGTTATACTTCTAGATTTCAAAAGCAACATAATCTTGATAAATTAAACTTTATCACTTTGACTGATGGTGCTGGATATAGTAGAGGTATTCAATCTAATTACCAACTTGAAAGGGAACTGTATCCTGATATCAATGGTCGTCCTTTGAGAGGTTCTTATGTTGATACTCTTATAGATCCTGTGACTAAAAAGAAATATGTTGTTTCAGGTTCTAGAAATAATTTTGATTTTGCTTTCCTCGATGCTATCAAGTCTAGAGGTTGTACTACTATCGGATATTTCCTAGGAAGAAATTCTTTTAGAGGTATGCAACAGTTCTATCACTACAACCATCCTTCTTACGATGGGAATGGTGAATATCCTATGTTTGGGTTTGATAAAGCTAGATTAGAGATTCGTAAGAATGGTGGTTGGGGATCTTTCTCTGACTTCGGTCGCGATGAAATGTTTTTCTTAGATACAGCTAAATTAAATCCTGCTAGTGTAGATGCTACTGATATTGATAACATCGAGAAAAAAACTGCTAGTCAAATCGCTAGGCAATTCACTAAAGGTTTGAAAACTAACAGGCAATCTAAAGTTCTTATGAATACTTTCGTAGATAGGGTAGCATGACACAAGAAGAAATAAAACAAAAGATTAAGCAAAGGCGAACACAAATGTTAGTCCACTCCTGCATTTATTATGAAATGAATGACAACATTGTCGATGATGCGACATGGCAGAAGTGGGCTGACGAACTTCGTGATTTGCAAAACGAACATCCATTACTTTGTCAAATAGAATTTTTTGATGAAGTATTTGCTCGGTGGGATGGATCCACTGGTCATCATTTACCTCTCAGAGATCCGTGGGTTTTTGACCGAGCAACCCTTTTAATAAATGCTAAAGAGAAAGGATATGGTACTTCTTTATGAGAAAAGAGAAAACACCCCCACCCAATTCAAAACTAAGATATCATGTAAAGCGAAAAGGTAAATCTTTTCATGTGATAGAAAATGGTGGCGATTATCAAAACAAAGTTATCCATGAAACTTCTGATAAAAAAGAAGCATATCGGATATCTAAAATACAAAGTAAAACTCAACAGTGGGCACCGAATGCTGGTGTACCTTTATATCTATGTCCTACTCAGGTTATACAGCAGTCATAGGAATTTTAATCAGTGACAACCACAGTAAAGAAGATATTCTTAACTGTATGAAAAGTTGTCAAGGATATCCTATATGGGTACACGCGAACACCAATGATACTAATTGGGCAGATAGGATGAAGATTGCTTGTGAAGAAACAGGTTGTCATTATTTTTCTAGCACTAGAAGTAATGGTAATCCAGGATTTGGTAAAAACTTGATGATGAGAAACTTTGGTATGGATACTAATTTAAGATTCTTTAGTTATTGCTTTCTAATAGATGGCGATGACGCATGGGGATCTACACTGCCTGAGTTATTCAAAAGGAAGTACGATGGCGACTTCTTATTCTCATCAGGTGGCAAGTATAAGTGGAAAGATGAGATATATGAAAAGGTTGAACTGGCTCAGCTGAGCGAACAAATAAGAAAGGATATGGGGGATAAGTACGATAAGCCAACATCCTATATATCTGAGTGGTTGGATTTAAGAGAGTTATTACAGAAATTTTATCAGCATCCTAATAATGAGCATGGCACATTAAATAGATTGATAGGATTTCATAAGGGTTCAATCTATAAATTACAGTTTAAAGAAGATATTAAAATAGCTGAAGACCTAATTTTTCATATTGAAGCATTGATGGCTGACAAAAGAAAAGAGTTTAAGATACAATATTTACATGATGATGACTTATACTTATATCAACCAAATGAAAGAGGAATACATTATTACTCTTTTTCTAGACCAAAAGAAAACTGGTTAGCGAGAGTAAGAGCATATCTACCAAAGGCATATCCTAAAAGTTTGAAAAAATATAAAGTGGACTGGATAAAATGACATATATCGTTCCTAAAAAAGTTTATTACATACATATCCCCAAAGCTGGTGGTACGACTGAGAAGTACAAACTGAAGGAACTATATGGTAATGATATGAAAGAAGTGACCACAGGAAAGCATAGTCCTTATGATAAACAGTATGCTGATTATGATTGTATATATACACATGTAAGGAATCCGCATGATAGATTATTGTCAATTTATTTGTTTTGGTTTGAACTTAAATTTATGCCACAAAAACATATTACTGATAAAAGAATAGACTTTATGCAATATGAACACAAACAAAGAATATCGCAAAATTTTGGACATTATATGGGTGGGATGTCAAAGTTTGATACTATGCTTTACAATAAGATAACTCCACTTATTCAAGATAATAATCCTGAAAATTATTACAAGTGGTTAGATACTGTAGGAAAAGCAAATGATGAAATGGATTGTTTCTTTGAATATCGACCATGGCTTCAACAACATTTATGGTTGGCTGATAATGTATTCGTAAAGAAGATTGAAGATGAAGGTGGCGAAAAATTAAATATTACCAGCAGAATGCCAGAACATGATGATAATGATTACTTACAAATAGGCAAACCACTAATAGAAAAATATTACAAAGAAGACTTAGAAAGGTTCGGATATGAATAGGTTTAAATTTTATCTAGAAATAATTACCTGCTTTTTTATTATCGCAGGGATAATACGACATTATTAACAAGGAGAACTATAACATGGGAAAACATATAAAAACATCAATGGACGAAAAGGTAGTGGATTATCTTGCTATTGAATTATGGCGAAAAGATCCAAACAATAAAGTCCTCCATCAGTTGATGGGTATGCAGAATGAGGAAGGAAACCATATTCGTAAGACTATCGATGCTTATGATAAAACAGGTGAGTTTCCAACCCACTATAATACCGATGGAACATGGAAATATTCGTCTGGACAGATAAGTTTTGACGCATTTTTATCACAAGGAAAGTAAAAAAGGTTATAAGTAGTTGTTTTTTAATAATAAAAAAATCTTAAAAAATGGACGATTTTACTTTACTTTTGGGTCAAATGAGAGTAGAATCATCTGTATAAGTTAATAAATTAAAGCGAGGTATATATTATGACAAACTTATCTAAAGAAACTGCTTTCCTAGAAAGAGCATTTGAGCTTTTTCCTGAAGCAAGTGACAGTCGTGAAATGACTGCCAAACAAATACTAGAAGTCAGATCTTCTGGTATTTCTGTACCAGGATCTATCTGGGAAAATAAAGTTGCTAACAGCAAACCAGCACTTTATGTAATTCCAGGTGGTTCTGTTTCTAAACCAGTTGCTGACCCAGTTGCTGTTGATACTGTATCAACACCATCTACTAAGTCTTCAGCTGTTTCAACAACTGTTGATAAAAATAGTTTGGTTCCATGTGTGGATCCTAACTATGTTCCTTTCGGAAACTATCGTGACTTACAAATTATTGTGAAGTCTGGTATGTTTTATCCTTCTTACATAGCAGGTCCGACTGGTAATGGTAAATCTACTAGCATTGAGCAAATCTGTGCTAAGCAGAAAAAACCTTTAATTCGTGTCAACTTAAATACTATGACTGATGAAGACCAGTTGATTGGTTCTAAAACTTTGGTCGATGGTAATGTTGAAATCGTAGAAGGTCCAATTGTAATCGCTATGAGATTTGGTATCCCTCTTCTTCTTGATGAGATTGATGCTGGTGGTGCGAATACACTTCTTTGTTTACAACCTATCCTTGAAGGAAAACCATTTTATTTCAAATTAAAAAATGAAATGATTACTCCTGCTCCAGGATTTAATATCTTCGCAACTGCGAACACTAAAGGTAAAGGATCTGACGATGGTAGATACATCGGTACGAATGTCCTTAACGAAGCATTCCTAGAAAGGTTTGCTGTGACTTTTAACCAACCTTACCCAACTGAAAAAGTTGAGTTAGAGATTGTTAAAAATCTGTTCGTTCACTTTGGTCTAGCTGACCAGAAGAAAACTATCAACCAATCTAAAAGTCTTGACGACTTTGCTTCTAACTTAGTTAAGTGGGCAGCAGTTGTTCGTAAGACTTTTGATGATGGTGGTTGTGACGAGAATATCACTACTCGTAGGTTGACTCACATTGTTCGTGCTTTTTCTATCTTCAAAAATGAGAAGAAAGCAATTGAACTTTGCTTGAATAGGTTTGATGATGTCACTAAAATGGCATTCCTTGACCTTTACACTAAAATCTCTGCTGGGGAAATGGATTCTCCAGCTGAGGAAGATAGTGATAGAAACCCATTTACTGAAGAGGTATCTGAATAATGGAACTTACACCATACGAACTTCTTACTAAGTTTCAAAAGCGATGGGTAGATAACATGATTGTTGTCTATCCTGAACTTGAGACTGGTGGTGCTATTACTTTGGAAAAATGTACTGAAGGGATTGTTAAGCTGAAAGAAAAACATGCTGAAGATCCTAGTTTTCCTAAGATCGGTACACCTAATTGGAATTATAAGATTAACAAGATCGACAAAGGCATCTATTTCTTTCCTGCTCCAGGAGCAGACTCAGAGATGGCGATTCGTGAAGCTGAGGATATAAAGATATCTCGTTTACCGAAACCAAAGTTTGTCATAAAAGACGAGGAAGATGCCGACTTCGTTCAGGAACTGAAAGACTTCGGTATTGATATAGATGTCGCCGATGAAGATAATGGTGTTTCAGTTCCTGATTTAAGGGATTCATCTGTTATTGACTGACGATAGCTGATGATAGAAAGGGAAGGACTGCCATCTCCTTCCCTTTTGCATTTATTTACAGTGGATGGACTCGTGGTGAAACTGGATATCACACTAGTCTTCTAAACTTGTATTACAGGTTCGAGTCCTGTCGAGTCCACCACTTTACTTTTAAGTTTTTTTAATATAGAGTATTGAATATGAAAAATAAAAATCCTAATATTGATTATAAATTTGATGAAGATAAACTTATTGAAGACTTCAAAGAATATATTGATAAAACTTACATGGGGCACTACAGTAAAAACTCATTTCAAGCAAGTGAATTTATTATTGATTGTGGTCATGGTATGGGATTTTTTATGGGTAATGTATTGAAGTATGCCCAAAGGTATGGCAAGAAAGATGGTTATAATCGTGCCGATATTTTAAAAATACTTCACTATGCATTGATGGCTTTACATCAACATGATAAAATTAACAAGGAGAAATAATATTATGAAAATTTCGAAAGAAACTTTGAGTGTCCTTAAGAACTTTGCCACTATTAATGGCAATATTCTTATTAAAGCTGGTAATCGTTTATCGACTATATCAGCACAAAAAAATGTTATGGCTAGTACTACTGTCCAAGAAAACTTTGATGGTGAGTTTGGTATCTATGACTTAAATGAGTTTTTGGGTGTGTATTCTTTATTTGATGCAGATCCTGAACTTGCCTTTGATGAAAAGTTTGTCACTGTAGCAAATGGTAAATCTAAAGTAAAATATTTTGCTGCCGATCCATCAGTTCTAGCATCGCCAACTAAAGATGCTCTTCCTGTTGATGCAGATATTGAATTCGACTTATCAAAAACTATGTATGATATGATTATGAAAACATCTTCAGTATTGAGATCTGGTGATGTATCATTCATTGGTGATGGTTCGAATGTTAGTGTAGTTGTAGCTGATAAAAAGAATGCTACTTCTAACTCTTGGGATGCTACTTTGGGCACAACTGATAAAGTGTTTAAAGTAAATTTCAGGATTGATAATTTCAAAATGCTAGATGGGGATTATGTAGTTTCTATTTCTAAGAAAAGAATCTCTAAGTTTGCTTCTAAGATGAATGACTTGACTTACTTCATCGCAGTTGAAGCTGACTCTACTTTTGACTTTTAATTTTACTGAGAGATTTATATTATGGATGACCAATTTATTTGGGTCGAGAAATACAGACCTAAGACTATTGAGGAGTGTGTCCTTCCTGACAGTTTAAGGGATACATTCAAAGAGTTTGTTGCTAGTGGGCAACTGCCGAACTTCCTGTTCTGTGGTACTGCTGGTGTCGGTAAAACTACTGTCGCCAAAGCACTATGCAACGAAGTCGGTGCTGAGTATCTGTTCATTAATGGTTCCGAAGAATCTGGCATTGATGTGATACGAACAAAAATCAAAAACTTTGCTTCGTCGGTTTCCCTGACTGACTCAAAGAAAATCGTTATTCTTGATGAAGCTGATTATTTGAATCCGAACAGTACTCAGCCAGCACTGAGAGCATTTATCGAAGAGTTCTCTGGGAACTGCCGATTTATATTTACCTGTAATTTTAAGAATAGGATTATTGAGCCACTTCACTCTAGATGTGCTGTGGTTGAGTTTAGGACTGATGCTAAGGATAAACCAGCAGTTGCTACAGCTTTCTATAAAAGAGTGGAGCATATTCTTAATACTGAGGGTGTGGACTTTGAGCAAAAAGCAGTTGTAGAAATTATACAAAAACATTATCCTGACTTCCGAAGGGTGCTGAACGAACTTCAAAGATATTCAGTATCTGGTAAGATAGATAGTGGCATTATGATTAATGTCAGTGAAGAGTCCTGGAATAATCTCTTTACACTTCTAAAGGATAAGAACTTCAAAGAGGTTCGTAAATGGGTCACTAAAAATAGTGATATTGAAACAACCCAATTATTTTCTGATATATTTAATAATGCTAATAACAAACTAGAATCTGCTTCAGTTCCACAAATGGTTCTGATTCTCGCAGATTATCAGTATAAAGCAGCATTTGTCGCTGACCATGAACTTAATAAAATGGCAGCACTTACAGAGATAATGGCTTCCTGTAAGTTTAAATAATGGCAAACCCTTTCCTTTATATTAACAACATAACTAACGACAAGAAGGATCTATTCCAGGATAATCCTCTTGCCGATAAGGATTATGTACCCTTTATTATTAATAGAGGTTTGAGTTATTTCCCTGACACAATAATGCAGTCCAACATGATGAACCAATATCATGATATCCCGAAGTCTTGGCAATACTATTTTTTACTAAATACTATTACAAAAGGCAAAAGGTTCTCGAAGTGGCATAAAAATGAGAAGCAAACCGAGTCTTTGAAACTGGTTATGGAATATTATGGATATTCTCCAGAAAAGGCTCGTCAGGTGATGGATATATTAAC